ATCCGTTATTCTCAGCATTTCCCATTAAATATCACCTACCTGTCTGTGATTAGCCCTGTAAGAATCAAAGCCATTCGGATAACGTGCTATAAGCTTATCTATGTTTGTCTGCATTACATCATCAAGACTGAATCCGCAAGCTTCGGAAATCATAGCAACGTACCACATTACATCACCGCACTCTTTCTTGAGGTGTTCTAGTTCTATACCTTTTTCGTGGAATATGCCCTTTTTAACAAGGTCTGATACTTCACCAGCTTCACCAGTTAGCCCTAAGACACCGTTAAGAAGTCCCGCTATGTCATTTATGTTGCTACACTTAGCATTGTTTTCTGTTAGAGGACTAATTGGAAGCTTACCGGTTAATTCGGTGCACAGCCTGTAATGAGCCATTTTATCGTTAGTACGCATAGCCAATTTTTGGTATTCACCGCCCTGCATTTATAACTCCTAACTCTTTTTTATTTTTAAAAATTTTTTTGGAATTTACTCGGCTGAATTAGCCGTTTTCTGATGTGCTTATTGAATATCTTATGAATAATTAAGATGTGTCTATTATACACCTATCTATAGGATTTGTACAGTAATTATTGACTAAATTATATAGGTTTTATTAAGGCTATATTAATAAATATATTGATTATTATATATGGGTTAATAAGCTGTTAATTATTGGGTATATAAATATATATAAATAAATGTTTATATATAAATATAATAGACCTTTTT